TGGAACTATAAAACCACGAGCGTGAGCTTTATTGATAATTGATTGATCAATCATAGCCACACTGCCCATGGCAGTTGGTAACAATACTCCGTTTTGATGAGCAATATCGTTAGCTAGATATAAAAACTCTAATTTGTCATGAATCTTGAACAATAACATAGTATCTTGACGATTGTATTCTAAAAACTTACGCCAATCTTTATTGTATAATTGATCAAGAGATCCTTCGTATTGAGTTTTGTTTTCTCCAACTTCCATTTCTCCAATACTATCTAACTTATAACTGTGTCGTGATTCATAGTTATATTTCTTATACAGTTCTAGATAGTCCATATGAATTCTGCCGCTTAGATCATACGTTTCTTGTTCTTGATCGAACATGATATAGGTTCTAGGTTTTGGCAATTGATTCCATAAACAGAATCTGCGAGTATCATCTTTAGACATTACTCTAGTTACTCTATTAACCATATACGGAATATCATAGCCTGCTGAGTTCCAACCAGTTAGTACGTCTGCATCTTCAATCAACTCAAAAAACATATTGAACATATCAGTTTCATTTTTAAAAACAAATGTGTTTTCAAATGAGTTGGATATCTCTGTTACAGTTTCTGGATCCATATGTCTAGGAGGAATACAAAGAGTAACTAATTGATCAGCCCAATCTAGATATAGCGATATAGCGGTAACTGGATTAAATGGATCAGTAGTTGGCGCAAAACCTTTTTGTGGATCAAAGTCAGTTTCAATGTCAAAAAAGCATGTATGAAGCTTAGGACTTTCTTTTCCAAGATAATTATCTGATAGCATACGAAAAACTGGATTAATATCGCTTTCAAATATTTTCTTTCCAGAATGCATTCTAAGTTCTTTTTGAAACTCAGTTCGCTTTCTACAAGAAAATTTGCTTAGAGAATCTTCGTATACAGAACGATATTTTCCTTTTGAATCTTCGTAATACAATACGTAGTTTGTTGGATACTCTTTGTAAATACGTTTACCGTCAACTCGTTCTACAACGTGAATAACGTCTTTATCACGATCATGCAGACAATCAACATAACTCATTAAAGAGTTTTTCCTACTGTAGTAAGAATGTTTTCTAGCAATTCGTGATCGCGTTGAGTTTGGCCAAATTCCATTTTATGAGCAACCTTAATTGCTTTTTTAAGAACAGTGGCTTTGATATTCATTTCTTCTGCCATTGCCTTAATGGTATCCGATAAACCACTATTGAGTGTTTCAACTTCGTTCATGACTTGCATGCCCTCGTTGATTAGTTGATTTAGTTTTAATTTTTGATCACTCGTAAACATCGTTTGATCATGATCTTGTGTGTCTGACATTGTTACTCCTTTTGAGATAGTACTTATTATACAGGAGTTGTGCTAAATGTCAATGTATTTCGGTAATATTACTGATTCATGATCCAAGTATCAGGAATCTCTTTGTACTTTTTGGTCCACATATCATGAAGTTTTTGACCACTAATACTATGAGCTTTGGAAATGCTAGTCATCATGCCATCAATGATGTCATACACTTCATTTTTATCGTCTTTAACAGATTGGATCTTTTTCTTCTGAGCTAATAATGCAGCTTTTAATTGTGGAACAGCTTGATCATCTTTACTATGATCCATATTCTCACTTAGTAAATCACTGATCTTCACTCACGTTCCTTTTTTAGAATAGCTGCTATCATCCAACGTCTTTTACTGTACAAATCTTGCAAATCGGCCATAAAGTTAGCAATTCCCTGTTCTCTATTTTCGGTTGCTTCGTCGAATATGTCTTTAACCATTTCAATCATTTTTTCTGTATCTTGAAGTAACTCAGCAAACATAAGTTCTGCTCGTGGAATCTTTAGTTGATCTTGAACGACATTCAACTCCATCATTCGTGTCATGCTTCCTGGCGCAAACGCTCCAAGACTACGAATGTACTCAGCTATTGTATCAGCAGAACCATAAATTTCATCATAATATTTGTTTAGAAATTTGTGATATTGTGGGAAATCACTTCCTTCTACGTTCCAGTGAAAACCGTGAGTCTTAAAATAAAGACCATATGTGCTACCTAATAGTATTTTTAAATTATCTGCTAACATTATTTTTTACCTTTGTTATTTACTGTTTTATTTTTTATTGCCCACGCAGTTGCAAATGCTTTTTCTGGATGTCCTGGATATTCTTTTTTCAGTTTTCTAACCAATTTTTCTTTTCCTGGAGGAGCAACTTCCTTTAAGTCTTTTTGACTATCTTCAATTTTGTCTTGTGCTTGTCTAACCATTGGGTTAGAATTGTCGCTCATGTCATAATTAAAAAACTTTCTACCTTGACCTTGAACAAATACATAACCTTTCAGACTATTTCCTTTAGATTCATCCAATTCACAATGGCCCACTTCTTTTACAAAAAAATAGTCACCAGAAGGATAATCACCAACTGGAATTAAATCATCATTGTGATGCTTGCCAACTGGAGTTGCTTGTTGATAGATACTAAACTGATACTTAGTATAGACTTTGTGTTTACCGTTTTTGTCGCGCCCGCCTACTCCTCCGACACTGTCTAAGTCTAGAAAAAATTCACCATCATCGTCATCGTCACGCCCTCGTCTTGAAGAGGTAGTGGGTGGTGCGGGTGGTGCTGTAGGAGGGCTGTCGTCAGTATCAGATGAGTTAACATAACCCGGATAACCTTTGCTTGGAGCGAACTCATCTAACTCTATGCTTTCATCAGTGCTTCCAAAACTTTGATTTGGTTTTGGAGCACCTTTTTGAGTTCCCTTATAGTAGCCACCAAATTTTGATCCTTCTGGTTTACGAGTAGCAGCTTTCATACTACTCTCGCCCATTTGTCCAGTTTTTTGTTTTGGTACTACTAGTCTAACTGTAGAACCAGGAACTTTTTTTGATGCTTCTTCTGCTTCGTGCTTAGTATGATATAATAGTGTAGGCTGATTACTGCCCTTAGCACAAACTGTATACTTACTATCTAATGATACTGTATCTTCAAATGCAGTCATGTTAAGTGTATTGTCTAATGACTCTTCATCTGTAATTTGATTACTCTCTTCAAACCATTCTTTTTGTTTGGATTTCTTTTGAACTTCACGATCAATTGGTTTTTGTTGTGTAGATTTATTTCCGAAATAATCTCTTGCTATAGGAGTAGTTCGTGATTTTACCAACTCACTTGATTTTCGTTTTTCTTTTGAAATAATATCATCATTGATGATTTCAGACATTTTCATATTATTATTTATTCTTTTTCAGTGATGATATTTCTTTCATAGCAGCTTTATTTATTGCACGAATATCAGAAGATGTTTTTGTAACTTTTGTATTTGATCCTTCTGCTACGCTTTTGTCATTTCTCAAAGATTTTCTAATACTTGATACAGTATTATCAATTTGTTTACCTGTTGCCTTCATAACATTCATGGTTCTGTCATTAGCCTTACGATATTTACCCTGTCTGATTAATTCATCCGAAGATTTCTTAGCCTTCTCTTTGTATCTATCTAATATAGCAGAAGATAATTCTTGAATAGGTTTGATTTTTGCCGACATTCCTTCAGTCTTAGCTGTTGATTTAGTAGAAGTCTTAACATTGATAGCCTTTCCACTGCGTTCTGGATTTGGATCTTCTCTGCGTTTTTTCGTGGCGGCACTGGCTCGTCCTTTTTTACCTATACTGTGTGCTTTGCTTTGTGGTAAGCACTTGGGCTTACCTTCACTTTTTGAACCTCTAGCGCAAGGGCCTTTTATGTTGCCCTTCGTATCCATACGCACCCATTTTTCTTTTCCGAACCAGTCATGTAGATTTTCATCTAGATCAATGGATTCTTTTTTTGTACTGTTACCCCAATTGGCAGCACCTTTTTTTCTACATTGAACCAATGCTCCTGACGCATAAGCACTAGGCCACACTTTGTATCTTGATTTTACTTTGTGATAACACGCATCTTGTTTTTCGTTTAATTGCCCTTCAGCAATCATTGATCCTCCACACCCAGGACACTCACCTTTACGAATATAAGTTTCTAGACTCTCATTTTTATTTTTTTTACAGTTAGGGTATTCTTTTCCAAACATAGTTTTCATACCTTCTTTGTGATAACCTTTCCAACAGGCTTCATCAAGAGCGTTGTGATTATGATCTCCGTGTGTTTTACACATACCACAATCTTCACAAGTCATTTCCATTTCTATTGATTCGTTGTGTTTCTTTTTTCCTGCACAATGTGCTTTTTGTGAAAATCCTTTAGGATGTGAGCAGTTGATTGAATTTTTGTATTTTTGACTCCAACCTTCTTCAATGTCTTCGTCATATTTGTTATACTTGGCTCTGATTTTATCTAAATCTTTACCTTCACGACCTGCTTTGGCTAATGCCTGCATTCCATCTTTACCATACTTTTCATTACCCTTAGCAGCACGACTCATTGTGCGTTTGCTTTCTTCTAGGTCTTCCGCTACATCTTGTCTCAACGCTCTTTCTATTTTATTTCCGTCAGCAAGAGTTATATATCTGTGTCCATCTATTTCAAAAGTTGGAAATGTTCCAATTGAAGATTTTCCCTTTCTTCCAACACGAACGGACGAACTCCCAGTTAAAATATTTGTTCCTGGATATTTAGATGATATTCTATCAACTTTGATTTTAGTATGATCTTCTACTGCTTCAGACATATCTTGTTGACCTGTAATGGCTTGTAATAACGCTCTAGCAACTACACGATCTTTTTCTTGTTCTTCGTCTGGTAATTGACTATAACCAATGTTCATCAATTTTTCTCGTTGTTGAAGTTTTGCTTCTAGTTTGCCAGCTGCTTTTAATTTTTTTGTGTCGTCAAATTTATCAGGATTTTGTACAAATGCTTTAGCAGTAACATTCCATCCTTTATGAATAGCGTCACTAATTGCTTCAATATCAGTGATACCCTTATCAATCATTTGTTTAGCATAAGCAGCAGATTTTAAATTTGCCTGCCAACCAAATGTATTTCCCGGTGTGCTACGACCATAGTGATAAGCATTGTCTAATGCTTCGTCACTGATAGTAGCTAACTGTTGAATCGTTAACTGTTGATCAGAGCCTTCCTTCACACTTTCATCATAATGTCCACGTTGTGAGCTGCCTTCTTCGTAACCATTCATCCAACGCTCGTACTCAGCGGTACCTTTTTTATATGGACACTCATAGTTGCTTTGAAGTCGATGAGCAGCAGACCAACCTTGTTCCCATGGATCATTACGATTTGGAGATTTAGGTTTGTTTGCTGTTTCTTTAACGCCCTTTTTATTCTTACGTTCTTCTTCTCTACGACCAGCCGCTGCTAATTTTTTACCTAATGCAGCTAACTGCTCTTTAGTCCATTTTTCGTCTTGATGTTTAGCCGCCATTTTTTTGATAATTCTTTGAATACCAGAGCTATCTAGTTCACTTTTATCATCTACTTCTGCTAATCTTAGTTGGCGCTGACCTTGACCATATTCAAGTTCATTAATATTTCTTGAAGATTTTTTAAATTCGTTTACCGGTGCTTTGTATCCTGGATCACCTGGAATTCGCACTGGCTCAGATTTAGGCTCTGTTGATGGAAGTTTGTATCCTTTAGGTAGATTTTGTAAAACTTCCTGTGGAGTTAATCCTGCCATGTTTAACGCAGTGCGAATAATCTGATAGGGATTTTGAAATTCTGCCACATTCTTGACATTTTGTATATATTGACTATGTTGTTCTTTAGGATAAGTTGCATGTTGTGCTAAAGCATCTGGATTATGATCATATTTTGGATCTTTTAATTGAGCCGTAGTATCCGAGTGTTGTTTTAAGAATCTTTGTCGTGCCTCGGGATTCACCAAACTTTTTACTATTGCTGCATTAGATGAAACCGACTGTGTTTGAGCTACGTTTGTACCTGTATTAGCAGGAACGGTTTGTGCTTGCGTTCCGCCTCCGCCTAATGCTGCTAACCCTATTGCTCCAGCCCCAATTGTTTTTTTACCAGCATTCTTAATGTCTTCCCAATCTTCTTCTAGATCATCTTCTGTCATATTGCTGTCACGACCAAATGGATCTTTTTTTAAAACGTCAAATGCATCAGTTGAGCTAATATTTTCAGGGCGTCCAGGTCCTTGTCCAGGATATTTATTGTCAGGGATTCTAGGAGAATGTAACTTTGGACTTCCTCTCATTGAGTGCCCGTACATATCTAGTTTTTCTTCCGGCTGATAATCTAGACCGTAATTTCCTTGTACTTGCTTACCAGTAGGAGTTTTAGTAGTTTTTAAAATTTTAACTGATTCATTGGTTTCTTTTTTAGTTTTTTTATCTTTTTGTGCTTTTCCAGCTAATACGCTATTTTGCCATAAACCAAATTCTTTTGCTTTTGGTGCTGTTGGAGCTTTTCTGCTTGCTTCATGACATTCACATGGATTACATTTACACTCAGGACAATGATCATCAGATTTTGAAGCTTGATTAGTATAGATACTAGGATTTACTCTTCGTTGAGTAGACATCATTGGCTGAGATACTTCAGCGACTGAACCACTAGAGGTTGCTCCAGCGGTAGTTTCCATCATGATATCCATAAATTTTTTAATGTCTGACATGTTTATACATCCTAATCAATAGAGTATTTATCTTAATCTATTTAAATAGATTAGGATACTTAATTGATATTTTCGTATATGTCTTTGTGAATTTTGCCGTAGTCTCTCATTAATCGACCGGCATAAGCATTGGCTTCATCTTCTATGTGCTGGCGTTGTTTATCATCCATATCATCGCTGGCAGTGCCTGCTCCAAATTGCTTAAAATGTATAATCTCATGACACAGTGTTCTCATAATGTCAGCTAAGTTTCTATTTTCAATGTGAACCCATATATCACCGTTACTAGTTGTGCTACCAAAAGTTCTAAGTTGTTTTACTTTATCTAAACTAGTGCCATACTTTACAGTTGGGCAATCTTTTGCGCCTATTTTCTTACACACCCATTTTACAAACTCATTGAGTTTGGGTATTTTAGTGGATGATTCATCGAATTCAAATAGTCTCATAGTTAAGTATTTATCGTTTGTATATAAATACAATATACAAAGGATAATCATGAAACACATTGTCTCTCTAATAATATTGCTATGGTCAATGTCATCGTTAGCTGGCACAATTGACAATCAGTGCCCTCAATTCACGGTCAACGGAACACCACAGTATCAAATTCATCAAGGTGATCAAGAAATTTGTCATATGAATTATGCGGTGATTCATCGTTGTGATGTCAAAGCGCCAATCGCCGTATTTGAACATTTAACAATAGCAGAAATTAGTGGGCCAGCCAAACGCAGAGATAACTTTCATCCAGATGCAATGGTTACGCCGCAATGTTCTGCTAGTCTATCTGATTATGCTATTGTGGGGAAAACTCATGATCGTGGTCATATGTCGCCAGCTGGAAACAATACTCAGAATGATCAAATAATGAGTGAGAGTTTTAATTTAAGCAATATGGTTCCTCAAGTAGCAAATAATAACAGAGGAATATGGAAACAATTAGAAACATTTGAGCGTCAGTGGGCGATGACAAATGGAACAGACTTTTACGTCATTTCCGGAGGGATTTTTGATCAAGGTCATCAAATAGTCGGTAATGGATTAGGAATTCCAACTAGACTATACAAAATAATTATAGAGAAGCATAGTCAAAAAGTACAAGCGTACTTAATGCCAAATGCTACTCTTCCGGTACAAGATTTACCTAAATATCAAGTTCCAATGTCCGTTATTGAGCAAGCAACTGGTATGAAATTTGGGCTAGGTCAATAATCTATTATTTAGAAAATTTGATCTTTTTTTGCCAGAATGGACTATTTCTAAGCCATTCATAGTATCGATGGAAACCTTCTTGTACTCCAATTTTTGGATTAAATCCAAAATCTTGACGAGCCTCATCTACGTTAAGTGATCCACGAACTGGGAAATCTAAGTCTCTTGGTCCAACATATATCTTACCAGTTGTTACCATATCGATTGTCATTTTTGCTGCATCTACTAGTTTGACACCATGACTTTTTGTAATGTTATAAGTTTTGTTTTTAGTTACTTCACTAAACGTTGCTGATACGATACCATCTGCTGCGTCATCTACATAGGTAAAATCCAACGTAGTATTAGCACCATGAACCATAATAGTATTGTTTCTCATAGCAGTTAGAATAAACTTACTGATAACTCTGTCTTCGATATCTAGTTCTCCATATACAGCACTGGGTCTGAGTATCGTATGAGTAAGCGATTCATGTTTACGACTATAATCACGAACTAACATCTCACCTGCTAATTTCATAATTCCGTACTGTCCTTGTGGAGTACAAATAGCATCTTCACGAACATCGTCTTCAAAGTCTCCGTATACCATGCTGCTGCTGATATATACAAATTTTGACACTTTGAATTTTGCCGATAATTCTAGCAAATTGATCAACCCTTCGCACATTACTTGAGCACCACGTCGTGGGTTTGCATTGACTACTTTTTGTCTAGGGAAAGATGCAAGATGAATTACAATTTCAGGAAGAAACATCTCAAATACATTTCCAGTAAATTTACTTTCAATATCAATCTTATGAATTTGAGTTTTATGACTGATCTTTTTAATACGCTCAGTCATGACATATTTAAGTTCATCTTCTGGAATAATACCATAGTCAGTTTGATTGTCAATGATTCTAACATCATGACCCTGTTCTTCTAGTCGTTGAACGACATTATGACCAATTAATCCACATCCACCGGTTACTAATACTCTCATTTTATCTCCATTTCAGTGCATGATACACTGCGTGTTCTTCGTACAATTTAACTACGACTCCCATCATATCTGAGTATGTATCAGGATTCACGTATTTGAATAATTTAATATCTCCAACTCTATGTTCCATGAGCCATGTTGATTCTTCTCCAAGTCTCCAATGTTGAAATTGTGAAGTCCATAATGGATTGGCTCCATGTACACCACCGTACGCGTCATACTCAAATTTATATACCAGTACTGGTATAATTTTCTTTACTTTATCTTCGACTATTTTGTATTCAATTGGATAACCACAGTCTGTATAAGTATAATCATTATCCACACTAGTTGACATTATAAATCCGATTAATAGTTTTCATTTATATTTCAATGCGAAATAAGTTTGATCTTGTTTGCGTAGTCTGACCATTATACGATATGTATACCCACCGTATATGGCATTTTCGTACCACAATATATACGGCTCGTCTACCGAATGTTCAAGTATCCATTGCCCAGAATCTGTCTTTAGCCAATCTTCTAATTGCCAATAGGCAGCTGCCGTTGGATTTGATTCTGTTATATTATCTATTACAAATTCATAAACTAGCATGTCAGACTCTTCAACTACTAGATCACCGACTCGCCTAAACGACGGAGGCTTACGCCGCTCTTCCTGACTGGGTGCCATAAATGCCATTATAAATCCGATATTAATGGAAATACTTTGGCAATTACTCTAGCACATTCAATTGCAATCTCGCGATGCTCAAGTTGAGTACTTTCATCAGCGCGAACTTCAATATAATGAATCCAGCTACGTAGTGGTCCATTAACATACAATCTACTCATCGTCAGTCCCTCAGGTAACACTGCACGTGCTTGTTCTTTGGCAATACCTTTTGAGATTGCCCAAGTATATAATTCTTGTGCTTGTTTTGTTAGATTTAGCTGACCTTGTTCCCATTGATAGGCAATGCGACGTTGATCATCATTAGTCATATCTAGAGCAACACTGTTTTGACGATTTTTTGTATCTTGAAGTCTAGCTTCGCGAACGACAAAGCTCAAGTCCTTTGTTGGATCAGCATATCGTTGTGAGAATTCTTGAAACGAAAATGATCTATGACGAAGTAATTGACGTCCGATATCTCTAGTAGTTTCTATTTCTAAACATACAGACACCATTTCCATTGGAGACCAGTGCTTATGTTTGATCAGATATTTAATCAACTTTTCACTAGTCTCAGTGTTCATTTGATTACTTGGATTTGACACTCGCGCACAAAAAGCAACCAAGTCTTGAGCGTCTTTTAAACCTTCTTCTAAGACTTCTTGACTTGGTTGCGAATAACTAATTAATTTAACTTTCATTGAATATTCTCTAAAACGATATTATGACATTATTACAATGTCTTGTCAAATTCTATTTGACCGATTTTAAGAGATCATCAATTTCTGGCTGTACAGTGTCGGCAATTCCCTGATAATCTAGAACAAACTCAATACCAACCATTTCTTCATCATATTCGTCTAATTTACGAACAACTGCCATTTCAATTTCTTCAGCTTCAAGACCCTGACTAAACAATTTTTTAATATTAATTGTTTTTTGTTTGCGACCATCTAGCTTAAGAATGAGTTTCTCGACGAATTTGATGGGTATTTTAGTCTTTTCTACTCCGTCAATTATATGTTCCCACTTTGCGAAAACTTCTGGAGACATTGTATTATCCTGTTACGGTTGCCTTACGAGGACGACCAGCTTTTCTAGGAGCTTGTTCTGCCAAAATCTGCGATACTGATAATGGCTCTGCCGCTTTCTTAGTAGTTTTATCTACTGTCTTTTTGACTTTGTCTTTAACTGGATTCAAACTACTATCCATTCCATAGGCTTCTTGAGTTAGTCTTTCACTTTCAGCTAATAATCCACGAGCTTCTGCTGCCATTTTTTCAGCTTGTTGTAAACGCTGACGAGCTAAATCACTGTCGCCAATTACATCGTTAGTAGATGGAATACTACGATTGTCTCTTGATGCTACTTCACGCTCTTGATTCTCACGCATACGACGAGCAATATCTTTTGGATCTTGAAGACCACGACTAGCATCTAACTCAGCCAAACGTTTGACCGCATCTTCGCCCTTGCTCATTTCATTCATGATGCTGTTGAGTTCACTTAATCTAATTGCTTGATTTGGAGCTGGAGTCATTAATACTTGACTTGTTTGAACTTTCTTCATCATACCCTCGGCATGCAAAACCTGTAACAAAATTTTACCATCACGAGTATAATTTTTGTTCAACGCATCTGCCAAGTTATCCATTCGTTGAGCTGGCTCACTCTCAATACATGTAATAAGAGGATCATGAATGTTTTGATTTAATGTTTCAGTATAAACTACCAGACACATCCATTCCTCATTTGGAATTTCTCTGAATACAACTGCTACTTTTCTATCACCGATCTTACCTACGTGCTTGATAAATTTTGCCATATTACTCTCCTTGAATTAGTTAGAAATATCTTAAAATATTTATGACTAATTTAAGAGAGTAAAATATTTTTAATCAAAATAAGCGTAGGTTCCCCATGGAGGAATAATATCTTTACTTCCATGAATGATCCAAGTTGTATCACAGAAATCTTCTGTTCCCCAACTTCCAAAAGGCAGACCATCAGTAAATACGATTAAACGATTTACTGGTTCTCCACGATTTTTAAGATGATTAAAGATCGCAGTAAAGTCAGTACCGCCGCCACCCTTTGGTTTATACTCATCGATAGTTTCCAAATTCTGACTATCAAAATCAGCCTCAGCATATACATTTGTGTCGAAACAAAAAATATGAATCTTATAGCCAGCAAACATATCCATCATTCCAGCGACTTCGCTGATAAATTGATTTCCAACTTTAGTAGAAATACTACCAGACATATCAAGAGCGATACATACATCTATTTCTTCTCCCGGAGTCATACTTGGCAAAACAGCATCTAGATGCCAGCCGCGACGATTAGGTCTAGAAAAAGAATAATCATTTTTAATGGAAGAAGTCAAGTTGGTCTGAATCAATTCTTGCCATGGCATTGTTGGATTAGTAAACTGATTTAATAAACGAGCTACCCCCTTAGGCAATTCACCCGCTGATGCATATTGTGCTGCGCTGATAATGCTTTGTTTAATTTCTTGACGTAATTCATCTCGTTCAGCCTGTGTCATTTTGGCTGGACCCTTTCCCTCTTCTGAGTCATCATCTTCACCTTCAAGATGTTGATCAATCATTTGTTCGATAAGAGAATTAATGTCAATGTGTTGAGCATTTTTCAGTAGATCATCGTAGACCCATTCGCTAGCCTTTCCATCGTATTTTACTTCATACAAACAAGGAACTGATGTAATGAATTCTCCGATTTTGTGTCGCCGTAAATCAGCATTAACCACATAATCATTAGCAATATTAAACAATTCATGATCACGATGTTCAGTACGACCAATGTGATCGTAGACTACGTGCAACACTTCGTGTCCAAAAAGAAATTCAACTTCTTTTTCACGCAACATTGTAATGAATCGACTATTGTAATAAAAGAATCGACCATCAGTAGCAGCAGTGCTACACCATTCATCAGCATTAACCATTCTAAGACGAGTGGCTAAGTTTCCAAAAAATGGATGATTGATTAACAAACTCACTCGTGCCATGAGTAACATATCACGAGCTTTTTCGTCAATTTTTAAATCAGTTTTGCCGATTAAATTAGAAAATTTGTCATTCTTTTTTTTATGTGTACTATTGGCGTGAATATTACTCATTATTTCTCCGTAAATGATTGATTATTTTTTTACAGCCGAAAGAATGTGTCGTCCGTATTTTTTATGAAAAGTTTCAAAATTAGTAAGTTTAGTAACATCAAAGTCTAATTTATATGTCTTGAGAGCAGTTCTTCCACCAAGAATAATCAAATCTGGTTCAAAATTAGCTAACATATAACCAAGAAAGTTATCAAAGATTTTATTGAATTCATCACGAGTAGCTCGTTTGTTATCAGTAATATCTTTCATTTCGTAACATAAAGAAACTGTCAATGAATATTGAGCTGAAATTTCTTTAGTTTCCAATGTTGTTACTTTACCCGATAAAATATCAGCGGCATTTGGAAGTTTAGAAGCAATTTTACGATGAGCCATCAAAGATGTAGCTAATCCCTCGCCTACAGAACCAGCAACTAATGTGTATAAAGTTTCTGGGTCAGTACATGTATACAGAAACTTACTAACAAAACCCCATGAGCGAGGAGTGGCAAATGCTTTGCTGCTAGATTTAGCATCAAAATCATACATATGTTGTTTTGCATATGACAAGTATGACACTACGTCCTGATGAACATCGTTCATCATTGCCCATTCTTGCCAAGAAGCAAAATCTGGTTTCATTTCAATATGAATAAATCGATTAGCCAATGGCATTGGCATACGATAAGTAACACCACGATCACTATCTCGATTACCGGCGGCTACAATTCTTACATTTTTTGGTTTTACATATGTACCAATTCGACCATTTAAGATCAATTGATATGCGGCGCCCTGAACGGTACTAGGGGCACTATTCATTTCATCTAAGAATAAGATGACGAATGGATATTTGCTGGCAAGTTCTTCGCTTGGCAATTCAGATGGGTCAGCCCAATCCATTTTTTTAGTAATTTGATTGAAGAATGGAATGCCACGTAAATCAGTGGGTTCCATTTGAGCCATACGCATATCGATGATATGCCCACCGCCTTCTTCAGCGATTTTGGCAACTAATTCTGATTTACCAATTCCTGGGGGTCCCCAAATAAATGCAGATAAATCCGCCTCGAAACATCCTAGAATTGCTTTTTGTGCCAAAACGGCATTGACTGAATAACTGTCAGTTGATGACTGTGCCATGTAATTTCCTTGAAGTAAGTAAGTAGTAATTATATTACGAAAGCGATTTATTGTCAATGATTACATTGACCGAATTACTCTTCATCTTCATAATAGTCATCTTCCGGATGACCTTGATCGAGTCCGTGATAATGCGGATTACGTTCCCATGTGTCATAGGCAGAAAGAATCCACTGTTGATCTGATCGATCTTGCCCGACATTCCAAGTCCATTCTCGAACCGCTTCTCTCATGAAACTCATTCTTTAACTCCAGTTAATTGCTGAGTAGTATGCCGACCAGCGTTGACACACTTGTTTGGTGCTGAGCCAACTGAAAGCGTGAGATGTAGAGCGTATAATGTCAATCATTTTGTTTTACTTTCCTTTTTTCTTCCATATCGGTTAACATTGATTTGAACATTGATTTGATACTAATTACAGTAAGCGCAATACCCCCAGCTACTATAGCAATGCCAATCCAACCGTTATCAAACGATCTAACACCGCCCATCCAGCCAATCGCAAACGCTAAAATGTAAATCATGCTACCTAAAATTGTCTCGAACATTTAATTTCCCGATTAAACGACTGAATCACGAATTTGTTTATAGTCAACGTAGTATTCTACGTCATCCTGATACTGAGATTCTTTTTTAGTTTTTTCCATTTCGGCAACTGCGTTTTCTTGAGAAAGATATACGCCAATGACCATGTTACCCACTTGATCAATATCAACATCATCAAGTGCCGTTTCGCCGTCAAGAGTATAACGCATCATTAGCAAATAGACTGCATTCATTGTGAAATCCTTTGATTGTGACAGATTAAACTGTGTATGACTCATACTTACGAATACGAGATTCGCGATTAGTATTGCGATTTTTACGAGCAACTTCAACGCCCTTTTCGTTCATTGCCAGAAGAAAAGTTGTCATATCTTGATCTTCTTCAAGATAAGCGTACTCAGTTCGTTTATAAGAAAATGAAGTGATTTTATCGGCGATGCCCAGTTTAGTGAGAGTTTTAAGCGGCACGCGAAGCCAGCCATGACCAGGATCCGTGTAATACAAAAGAGTGATTTTTGCTTTCATGTTTAATTCCTTTATGTGAGTGTGTGTTTATTGAATACCGCTTAAACGCCAGTATACCAAGATTTTCCCTTCCAGCCCTCAAGACGACCTACGTAAAGAGCGCGTAATGCCCGCTCGTCATCGATGATTGATTCCCATGCTAAACGAGCATTTTCTAAGGCAGTCTCTAGACGACGTTTAGCAAGACCGGCATGATACTGAACATCGGCAGCGTCAGTCATTTTGATCTGAAACTGAGCGGAAAGTTCTTGAGCGACTTTTTGATTCATGTTTAATTCCTTGTTTTTGAGTGTATGTGTGTATTTTACAGGAAAATGGATTTATTGTCAAGCAAACTATTTGACAGACGCAACTTGTACGTTATAGTTTGAATGATTCATATGATAAAAATGAACGTAAAATTCCGCATCTCGTTGAGTGGGGAACGTGAGAACTTCACCTTTTTTGGTGAAATCAGCTTTAGTATCGACATAAATTAGCTTGAACATTTTTACTTCCTTTTCTCTAGTGTATGTGTATATTATACAGAAATATGGATTTATTGTCAATAAAAAGTGTTGTTTTTACACAACATTAGCTATTAATCGTGTTGAATGGGCTAAAGTCTTCTTTAGGATATTTACGAGATTCACTAGATTCAGCTATGGCAGCAGTTAAGCGGCGCTTGAGTTCGGCACGAACATCCATAAGCTCTTGATTTTCGACCCAAGTTTTGAATTCTTGAGCGGATGGAAACAACATATCGTACTCGGTACGATCAATTTTATTATCTGACATTTTTTACTCCGTTTCTGTTACTGTAAAGCCATTATAAGCTATAATGGGTTTAATGTCAATATATTATGTTGTATTTTTACAACACTTATCTTGTTACTAGAGCCGCTGAGGTCATCAGATTTGCCCCATATGTATTCTTAAGAATTTCACCAGCAATATAAGCATTGTCTGCCTGCACTGTTACTTTGATAAAACCACCAGTTCCGGTTTTTACATGTGCCCAATAGGTATTCATTTTATTTCTCCATTATTGTCGTAATATAAGTACAATGATCAATTTTTCCAATTGATCTATTGCTATATTTATCTCGTCTATCTTAGGACGAATATATTTATTAGTTTTGACTCTACGAGCCTCAACTTCAGACTTGTTCAATTCTGTAACCATTTTTTCTAAATTACGTTTCATTTTATTTAGATCAGAATTAAAGTTTAACGATCTAATTTGACGGCTAAGCTCTAAGTCTACCAATTGCCAATCTGAGCTATTATCTATTTTCATTGTGATACTCTAACATATACTGTATTTATCGTCAAAAAAATAGGGACTCGAAAGTCCCTATTGGTATTTTCTGTTACGAGGTATTTCCTACCCTAAGCAACTTTTTCAAGCGGCTAATGCCCAATTTTCATCGTTAGCATTTATTGGTTGTTTACTTTTTACGACTATCTGTGTCGAGTTGTCCATTCCGTTACTCTTTGCCCAATCGAAACCTGGTCAGCCCCATCATAAAGAGACTTTCTAATAGTGACTAACATTTTATTAGCTTCTTTAA